AGAAAAAATATATCAGATATAGCTCTTACCCCTCATAAAGAAACTGAATTAGTTTGTGGATTTATGTTTATAAAAGAAAGCAATTCGCTAAAGTTACTATGCGATGAGTTGTATAAATTAGCAATCTTAGGTGAAAAAAAATTAGAGGAAAAGCTTAATACCATGCCTCATGAGATGAGACTTCTTGGATATATACAACAGAATACTAATAATTATATTACTAGCTTGCCGGTATCGCCGTATGGACCTGGTAGTAATTTATATAGTATTTTTAATGGAGTATTTGATCCGAGCACATATGGTCAATATTTTGGTAATGACGGTATTATTAAAGAGCAAGATATAAATCGTTTAGCAGATAGATTTATAGGAAAAAAAGTAAATCCTAAATTTGATAATACCCCAGTACTTCATTTAAATGAAAATGAAAGTCATATACCCATTTTTAATTTGCATATACATAATAAAGATTTACTAAAATTCAGTAGTAAGTATTAACATGAAAAAAGTAGTTATATATCAAAAATGGGGAGGCTTAGGGGATAACCTTGCCCATACTACTATACCTAAACTGTGTAAAGAATATGGGTATGAATGTTTTTTAAGTAAACATAATAAGTTTAGAAACGATGAAATGAAAAGTATTATGTTTAAAGGTATACCTATAATAGATGAAATTAATGAAAGTTGGATAGATAATTATTCTATTCTTCAAACAAAAGAATGGAATCATATCAGAAGTATTCAGCTAGGGTATGGATTTAAAACTGCTCCTTATTCATACCCATTTATAGATTATGAACCGAAACTTATTAAAGAATTAGAAAATAAAACTCTTGTAGATTTATCCGGGTTGCATTTGTTTACATACCACAGCCATATATTTAATAAAGATAATTTAACAAAAGTTTATAATAAAATATTATCACTAAGTAATGATTTTACCGATGTATTAAAAGTTGAAAAACCTAACTATAAAAGTAATGAGGTTGTAGTAGCTGAAAATAAATATAAGATTAACAGTTTATTTGAATATTGCGACGCATTATATTCATGTAAAAATTTTATTACTATTGATTCCGGTCAATCAAATTTAGCTGCTACTATAAAAAATCAATTTTTAGAAAATAAAAAACTTAATATATATACAATAAGTTTACAAAGTAAACTTCCTCCAGTCAATTATAATTCATATTTTTATTTAAACACTAACCATATTGCATTAGATAATGGTACAATGCATAAAGCACAAAATAAATGATTTGCGGAGAACAATTTCAACTAATATTATCTGAAGTAAGCTTTCATGGCGACTTTAATGATGGTATTTTTAAGGATCAAATAAAGAGCTTAAATCAGAATGTACTGGATATCAATACAACCGATGTTTCAGAAGTTAAAAAATATAAACAAATTTTTGTATACTCTCATTACTTAGATCAATTTTTTCAAAAGTTTTTTAATTATTTAAACGATGATACCATTATTATATCTCACAATTCTGATGATGGGGTAAATTTAAAATATATAAAATTTTTAGAATCTAAAAAAATTAAAAAATGGTTTTGTCAAAATAAATTAATAGACCATAAAAAATTAATAGCATTACCTATTGGTACAGCTAATAGTCAATGGGAGCATGGCAACCAAAAAACTTTACAAAAAATTAGAAATGAAAAAAATGTAAAGGATAATTTAGTTTTTAAAAATTTTAGTATAGGTACTAACACTGAAGAAAGATCATACTGTGATAAAATTACGTTATCTAATAATATGAGAATGTCTCCAACAACGAGTAATGAAGATTATTGGCGTAGTATATCTAAAAGTGCTTATGCAATATCGCCACATGGTAATGGTGTAGATTGTCATAGAATTTGGGAATGTTTATATTTACGAACAATACCTATTGTAAAATACCATACTGCATTTAGTCAATTTCTTAATCTACCAATACTATTTGTAGATGATTGGAAAGAAGTTACAATACCCTTTTTAAGAGAAAAATTACCTGACTCTATGTATAAATTAAACGAAAAGCTTAATAAAGATTTTAAAGATATTAAAGAATTAGATATTAATTACTGGAAAGATCTTTTGCTTTCTTAATATCTTTTTCTACTAAAGTATACACCCCTGGTTTAGTTACTGATATACCAGCACATATATTAGCAAATTTTATACTATCTTCAATATTATTTTCTAACATATAATAAAACAAGCTAGCTAAAAAGACATCACCAGCGCCGCATACATCAAATACATCTACTGCATTTGATTTATAAATTTTATTATTAAGTCTCGCGCCTTTCGCACCTAAGGTAGTTATAACGGTATTAGAGGCATCTATATCATAAGCATTTTCCTCTTCAAGATCATTAATTTTTATAATACAGTCTTTAAAACAAGATAAATCTTTCTTTTTACTATCGACAAAAATAGGCTTACCTTTAAATTTTTTACATAAAAAAGCACAATCTTCTGGGCTTAAAAATCCTTTATCATAATCGCTTATAATTAGATGAGTATAATCGCTCGATATATCTCTATTAAATACTGATTCTATTTTAGGATCTACATCTATTCGTAATAGATGCTGCTTACTTTTTATATCTAAAATTCTGGTCTTAGTTATTTCTTCTTTTTGTGTTATAAAATCTATATTAACTTTATCCAGACCTATACCAAACATAAACAATGCTTTTAAGTTTCCTAAAACATTTAAGCACATTCCAGGATTCATAATCTCAGATAATTTTTTAATTACAGGTACTGGAGCCTCCGGACTTATTCTATCTACAGAACCCGCTATATAAACATCAATACATGAATCGCCTACTACTAAAATATTATTCATTATCTTTTAAAATATTTGTGGTTGAATGACCGTCAACGAATTTAAAAATTCTAACTTCTGCTATACCATTTCCTACTACTTCATCATGAGTATAATCGCCCCCCTTTACAATAATATCTGGTTTAATTTTAAATATTAGATTATAAGGTGTATCTTCCTCAAACACGATAACCTCATCAACACACTGCAAAGCTTCAAGTATCTCTTTTCTTAAACTTTCATTATTAATAGGTCGATTATTACCTTTTAATTTTTTTACACTACTGTCACTATTGAGACCTACTATTAAGCGGTCTCCTTGCTTTTTAGCATACTCTAAACACCTTACATGGCCCACATGTAAGATATCAAAACACCCATTTGTAAAAACTTTAATCACCTTTTATTAACCTTATACTATCCGAATCAAAATGCTGCGTTGAAAATTCAAACATTTCAGTATCTTTTAATGCTTTCATTTGATGTCTTATACCGGTTTTGACATGGAAATTATCTCCCGGTTCAAGTATAACTTTTTCAGCTGTGTCAATATTATTATACTCACTAAAAGTAACCTCTAATTTACCTGTTCTAATATAAAAAACTTCATCCTTTATTTTATGATAATGCCAAGAACATTTTTTACCTTTAATAAAAAATAAGATTTTACCACAATATTCTTCTTTATTGACTATCCATTTTTCATAGCCCCAACCCTTAGGTACAAATTTAATTTCCGAAAAATTTTTCATCTGAAAGTCCTTTATCATCTATATATAAATCTGCTGCTGGCTTACCCATAAAAAGCTCATGATAATTTACACCCCAAGTATCAAGTTGCTTTCTTGTTATGCTTTTTAATGATTGAGCCTCTTCTGCATTATTTTTAAACCTACCCATACCTCTGGCAGTATGAAATATAATTGTATGATTATCTACATATAACTTGTTTATAAAATCTATTCTATCTTGTATTGGTTTTGCTTTTTTATAATCTCCATTAGTTAAAGTACATATAGTACCGTCTATATCAAAGCAGTAAGTCATATTTATATTTTAGTATATATATTGGATAAATCAAGGAACTATAATATAATATAGGAGATGGAACAGATAAAAATAACAGAAACCGCTCCTAAGACTATCTTTTGTGATATAGATGGTACCCTGATTAAACACCCTAATCATGACGGGCGTCAAAGGCTTTATGAAATTCCAAAGCCTATACATAAAGCAGAAACTTTACCCGGTACTCTTGATAAGTTATGGGATTGGGAAAGTAAAGGATATAATATTATCCTAACAACGGGTCGAAAAGAATCGATGCGCTCAGAAACCGAAAAACAATTAAAAGAGATTGGCTTATTTTGGGATCAACTGGTAATGGGATTAGGCAGCGGTCGCAGATACGTTATTAATGATCTCGAGCCTGGTACTAAAGCAAGCACTGCTAATGCTATTAATCTAAAAAGAGATGCTGGCATTGGTACAATAGAGGAGCTATAATTATATTATGATTATTGAAGATATTAAAGTTTATGATGGCCCGTTAATTCATAAGAGATTTGCTTATGACTATTTTAGAAATAATACATTACCTATTGGTAATCTTATTGCATTTAGATGTCCGATGGACGTTAATGTAAGTGGTATGATAGATCAAGAAGACGTACTTCAAGGTGATTATATCTATAGTGAAGATGCTATAAACTTTTGTTGGGAGATACCTAACTTGGATAAGTTTGGTGCTGTAGCTTTTCAACGACTTTTAAATACGCAGATAGCTAATATTTTATCATCTCAATTTATTAAAAAGCCGATTGAAGTAGATGGTGATGATCTTATGGTTCATGATGAGTTTACAGGTAGCGACAATAAGTTACAAAAGGTAGGTAAATGTAGTGTAAGTATAACATACTCTAAAGATAACGTAGCTATTGGTCATACCGGTATTAATATTAATGCAGGCCGTAAAGCACCTTCATTTGCGTATAGTACAGGTCTTAGTGATAAAGATGCAAAGACTTTTATGTTAAAAGTGATTGATTTATTTTATGCTATGACTGATGATATGTTTATAGCTACTACTAAAATTAATTTGTGAATATATTTCAATATATAAATAGCTTACTTTTTAGTAAAAAGAAAATAGATATGAACTGTGATGATGAATCGCAGTTTAATCTGTTTATGGTTAATAGATGGTCAAGTATGTATTCTCCGGAGATAGCTAATTATATAAACGAAACAAGTAACAAATATTGGAGCCTTTTTAATGATAAAATATCTCAATATGATTATGTATATCACATATTACCTCGTTTAAAATTTAAACGTTTATCTTATATTAAAAAGCTTAAAAAGGATAAAAAGAAAAAAGAAGACGAACCAATAATTCCAGAATTTTCTTCTAAGAGGGAATATAAAATGTATGTTGATTTGGAAACTACAGTTAATAAGTAGTTTATATGACACAAGCATCAATTGACCATCTAGCACCAAAAAGAAGCCTTATTGATCTCGCAGGACATGACAAGCGAGAGTTCGACATAGGGGATGATTATAAACTTTCATTTGTATATGATGATATTCTTCTTGTTGAATTCGTTGATACAGGAGACGAAGGAGTAGGAGATGTAATTGAAAGAGGTGGTATTTTTGTACCTACGAATAGCTTAACTAAAGCTTGGAGAAAGGCAAAAGTAGTACTAGCAGGCCCTCAATGTGCATATACCCAAGTTGGTGATATAGTAATGTTTCCTAATGATAAAGGCGCTAGCGTCTCAAATATGGAAATCGACGGCTATGGTAAAGTTAGAGACGGGATGTTTTTAAATGAACAAAGATTATTTGGTATATGTGTAAAAAAAGGCGATAAAAAAATAACACGTAAAAAGAATAAGAATGCCGCAAGTTAGTCTACCATCTTTAAGTAATACTTTAAGATCTAACGTTTGTGAAATTACATTTGTTAAACGTACAGGTCCTGAAGCACGTACAATGCTTTGTACGCTTGATATGGAAATATTAAATAGTGTTAACGGTAGAACATCACTAAACTTCAAACCACCAAAACAGCAGCCTAGTTATAATCCTGAATCAAAAAATTTATTATTAGTTTGGGATATCATTATGCAGAATTGGAGAATGGTTAGTATGGATAATTGTAATTTAATTCGGACAATACCACGTGATGAGTTCTGGGAATATTTTAACGAGTTTATTTATCCAATGACCTTGGAAGAGAAAAACTCATTTATGGGCAGATGAATATAGTAGAACAAATAGAATTAACCCTTCAACATTATCTTTTAAGAGATGTTATCTTTTTTATTGAAGGAGGAAAGACATTAAAAAAGGGTAAATTAATTCTGTTTAAGTTTAAAGAATTTCACTACGTTTTTACTCTTAAAAACGAAAAAGATGAACATAAAGTATATGAAATACCGTATCCATATGAAACCGAAATCGGTAAAAACTGTACATATTTTTCCTATAAATTAGAAGATTTTACATTGCCGGAAAGTGAATTATATTATCGAACTAAGCTTCTTGATAAAAATAACTGTGATAAATTATACGATCGAACACTTGTTTTATCAGCTGTATAATATATAATCATAGTATATGTTAGGCCGTTTTCTATCTGAATTTCCTGAGGGGTATAGCCCGAGTAAACAGCAAGTTAAGTTAATTAAAAGTATAGAGGAGGCGTTTGACGGGGGACATAAGTTTGTAATATGTTCTGCGCCTACGGGTTCAGGTAAAAGTTTTATATCTAAAACATTAGCAAATATTTCTAATGAATCAACAGATGCGTTTAAAGATTTAATTACCTCTTATGCTGCATTTAAAATAGATCAGACAGGTACGTTTATAAATGAAGAAGATTGTAAGGATGAATCTCCTTCAGGCACGTTTGCACTAACTATAACTAAAACGTTACAAGACCAATATAAAGATCTATTTGATGATACTATTTTACTAAAAGGTAAAAATAACTACGTAAGCACTATTGATCCTAATATAGATGTAGAGCTGGAGTCTATTATTATACCTAAGAAAGTACTAGAAGATCATAGAACGCGTCATAAATGTAACTATCATAATGATAGAAGAGATGCTTTAATTAATAAATTTGCTGCATTAAACTATAAGATGTTTTTATCTCTCCCTAATCATGTTAAATATAAAGATTTTATAGTCTGTGATGAAGCTTCTGAGCTAGAAGATGAGATTATAAAGCAATTTTCTCTGTCTATCGATATTATAAGATTAGGTAAAATAGGGGTTAAAGTTTATCCGCTAAGATCAACTAAGCCTAAAACTGTTTTAAAATGGATAGGCGATATACAATTAACACTTTCTGAGCATATAAGTCATATACAGGAAAGAGCTAAACTTGGACTGTCGCAAAAAGAAACTAGTAAGCTACAATATTTAAAAAATATACACCGTACTCTATGTTTAATCGATGAGACTTGGCAGAAATGCGAGTATGTTGTTCAAGTTGAAAATAAAGATAATATTAAAATTACTCCTTTAAAAGTAGACAGTTTAACAAAATATATTTTTGATTATGCGGATAAAATATTATTAATGTCCGCTACAGTAATTGATCATCAAAATTTAGCTAAAACTTTAGGAATTGAAAAGTATAAATATGTAGAGTCGAGTAGTACGTTTGACCCTGTTAAGGCTCCAATATATATATCACAAACTAATAAATTAAATCATGCTAATTTACCTAAAGCTTTACCATCCATAGTTAGACAAATACAACAGATATGCGATAATCATAAAGACGAAAAAGGTATAATTCATACACATACTAACTATATTACAAATTATATTCAAAGTAAAGTTAGAGATAGAAGTTATAAGAGCTGTAGATATCTATTTAGAGATGAGCTTTCACGAAATGAAGATATTCTTAAGTTACATGAAGAAAGTGATGAACCGACTATACTCGTTAGCCCTTCATTAGGATTAGGAATTGATCTTAAAGATGATCTTGCAAGATTTCAAATTATAGTTAAAGCTGCTTATCTACCTCTAGGTGATAATAGAATTAAGAAAATGTTCGAGCAAGATAAACAATGGTATACTAATAAGATGTTATCTAACTTTATACAGCAATGCGGCAGAGGTATAAGAAGTAAAGATGATCACTGTGTAACTTATGTATTAGACGCAACTATATTTCATACTGTTATACGGAATAAAAATAAGCTACCAAAATATTTTATAGAAAGATTTGTATAGATATGAAAAACAAATTAAAGTTAAACCCCAAAGTAAAAGTTCGTTTATATAAAGATACTGATTTCAATGAAATTGCAGATAATCTTTATAATTTTTTAGAAAATATTGATATGAAAGATTTCATTACCGGCTATGAACAAATACCAGGAATATCAAGCTCTACAATATTTAAAATTCCATTTAAAAAACTTCGAATGCTGCTTATACGCTACGGATTAAAAGTACTTCTTAACAAGAGTGATTTTATTTTCTTAAACGATGATAAAGAAAGAAACAGAATTCATGGATTTAGTTGCTGGAAAATTGAAGGAGATATTTGTAATAATCTTCTAATGTTTCAGCCAGTTGAGTATACTGTTGTATCATCAGTTGTAGCAGCAAAAAAACATTTAAGTTCAGCATTTAAATATTCGCGTCGAGCAAAACTAACAGGTCAAATCAATCGGAAAAACGCTAAAGGTTATATTAGATATATTAAAAGACACTATAATGTAAAGGTTTTTAATGAGAGCTTTATAGAAGTTTATAAATAATAATATGCAGACGTTTGAGGAATTTTATAACGAAAAAATGCTCGATGAAGGTAAAATAGGCAAGGCATTAGCAACAGGAGCTTTAGCTGCTGGTTTAGCAGCTGGTCCCGTAGATGCTGCAATCTATAATAATAACCCTGGTAATATTCGTACCTCGCCAACTGCTTGGAATGGCGAAGTACCGAATCATGGAGAAAAGTTTGAAGTTTTTGAATCTATGCCTTATGGTATTAGAGCGTCAGCTAGGATTTTAAGAACATATGGTAAAAAACACGGTATAGATACTATTAATAAAATCATTGATAGATATGCGCCACCTGAAGACAATAATCCAAATAATGCAAACTACGCAAGACATGTAGCAAATGGTTCTGGTTTTGGGGTAGATGAAAAAATAGATCTAAACAACCCACAAGTTCTAATGAAATTAATGAGACCAATTTTTGAATTCGAAAATGGTCAAAAAGAAGCTGCTAAGATTTCAGACGCTGATATTCAAAAAGGCGTTAAGATGGCTTTTTAGTTTTCTTCTTCTTTTTTTTAGGTAACTCCATATACAATCTTCGTTGCTTCCCCCCGGGCTGACCTTTAAATCCCGAAATAGATGCTGTACTATGTGGCTCATTTAATTGAGGGTTAATAGTGCCATACTTACCTTTAGATCTTACTTTAACTGGTCTTTTTGTATCTGTAGGGGCTCTAAAATCTTCTAAAATTTTATTAACTGTAGAGTTGAAATCCATATAAATATTTATTATAATTGTATATATGCCTACAACTAAAAAAATTATATGTGTCGTAACTGGTAAACCTACTGTATACTCTGGAGATTTTCTTCAAAAAAAAATTATTGAATATGGTAGTGAACAAGATCTTAATGATCTTTATATTTGTAGGGAAGTTAAAAGCTTTCTAAAAAAAGGGTATAGTGTTGAAGACATTCGAAAAGTTATGAATGTAGATGAAGATACGGTATATCCAAGTGAAGATGTAATAAATAAGATAGAAGAAATGTACCGTAAACAAAGTATCCTTAAACAGATACCTACATACAATGATGCGTTAACAGGATTTACATATAATAAATCCGATGTTGACGTTGAAAATTTCATTAATGAATATATAATTAAGACATGAATTTAACACCATCAATACGAGGAAATAATCTAGCTCTCTATGATACTATAAATGGTAGTATTCAGAGAACAATTGCATTACCGCCAGGTAGTTATAGTAATATAATTATGAGCGGAGATAGAGTATCTGTAACTATTACACCAACGTATGGTATGGATCATATTAGAACATTTAGTGCTAAAACTGGCGCGTTAATTAGCGATATTCAGATATAAAATGGGTGATATAGATATTAGCCTAGCATCAGTTGATTGCGATCTTGCAAAGTTTACTGAATTTAAAACCACGTTACCAACTCTCTTTCTTGGATTCGTTATAAAGAATGAATATGATAATCAACGGTTAACAATTTCAGAAAAATATAAACCAACAAAACAAGTATTTCTATTTGAACGTACTAATGAAACATGTAGTTTACTGCCGCTCTATGGTACTTATTTTAAATTAAATAAAACCGGTAGGGAATTAGCATCTGTCTTATTGCAAGAAGATCTTGATAGAGATATGGATCTTAAAAAATATCAAAATATTCTGTTTGAGTATAAGGTTACATGCAATGATTATTATTCATACCTTAATAAACGTATATACCCTATAGATTTTAAGTGTTTGGAAAAAATTACAGATAATGAAAATGCAAAAGATCCAAAGATACTGCAGCATCTTCTACAGCTTGATGAGAATAAATTTGATTTCCATAAATTTGGCGCTTTTAAGCTATTAATCTTGGCCTAAGAATTGTAAATAAATGTCTATGAATATTGTTAAACGAAGCGGTGAATCTGTCCCATATGATGTAGAAAGAATACATAGAGTTGTTGGTTGGGCTATTGAAGGAATTAAAGGCGTCACAGTATCTGACGTAGAAATAAATGCTAGTTTGCAAAAGCGTGATGGTATGTCAACCCGGGAAATTCATGAAACGTTAATTGATTCTGCTGTTAATTTAATAACTCTTAACACACCAAACTATCAATATGTCGCATCTCGGCTTCTTTCATATCAGTTACGAAAGGATGTATGGGGAGGTAAGAATCCTCCTAAGCTAGTTGATTTTATTAATAAAAATGTTCATGAGCATGATGTATATGATGAGGATATTCTAATGCTGTATAATAATACTGAGATTAATAAGCTCGATGAATATATTGATCATACACGAGATAATCTTTTTACCTATGCAGGTATGAGACAGCTTTGTGATAAATATCTAATCCAAGATAGATCGACGGGTATAATTTACGAAACACCTCAGTTTGCATATATGATTATTGCTATGGTTTGTTTTGGTAAATATAAAGGAGCTACAAGAATGTCATATGTTAAGAAAGCATATGATTATTTTTCAAAGTTTAAAATTAATATACCCACTCCTCTTATGGCAGGGGTAAGAACCAAAATAAGACAATATGCATCATGTTGCTTAATTGATATTGATGATACATTACCGTCAATTTTTTCTTCGTCTACAGCAGCGGGATATGCAACTGGTTCTCGTTATGGTATTGGTTTAAATATCGGTAGAATCCGCCCTATAAATTCACCTATTAGAAGAGGCGAAGTAGTTCATACAGGTGTAATTCCTTTTCTTAAGTTAATGGAATCTACTGTTAAATCATGTCATCAAAATGGTATAAGAGGAGGATCAGCTACTGTAAACTTTCCTTTCTGGCATTATGAAGTAGAGGACATGGTAGTACTTAAAAATAATTCAGGTACTGATGATAACCGTGTTCGTAAATTAGATTATTGCATTCAATTTAGTGAATTGTTTTATCAGAGATTTTTAAAAAACGAAGACATAACTCTTTTCTCTCCCTATGAAGCTAAGGATTTATATGACGCTTTTGGTCATGAAAACTTTGACGAACTATATGAACAATATGAGAGAAAGACTTCCTTAAGATTTAAAAAGACAATAAAAGCTAGACAGCTAATGAGCTTATTTGTTAAAGAAAGAGTTGAAACTGGTCGTATTTACTATATGAATATTGATCATTGTAATCAAAGATCTGCATGGGATACTGATGTTAAAATGACTAATTTATGTGTAGAGGTATTACACCCTACAAAGCCATTACAAAATACATCTGATAAGGATGCAGAGATTGGTATATGTATATTATCAGCTATTAATGTTCTTGAAATTCAATCAGATGCAGAAATGGAAAAAGTATGTGATATAATAGTTAGACTTTTAGATCAGCTTATTGATTATCAAGATTACTTTTTACCAGCAGCAAAAAACTTTACTAAAAATAGAAGATCGTTAGGTATAGGTATTACTAACTTTGCTGCATATTTAGCCAAGCATGGTACTGGTTACGAGGATGAAGAAGCTCCTAATATAGCAGATGAGTTAATGGAAAAGGTACAATATTATCTATTAAGTTCTTCATGCTCTTTAGCTGAAGAAAAGGGCTCTTGTTCTAAATTTAACGAAACAAAATATAGTAAAGGGTGGTTGCCTATAGATGATTATAAGAAAGATATTGATGAATTTGTAACCCGTAATAATAGTATGGACTGGGAAAGTTTACGTAGTAGAATAAAAGAGTTTGGACTTAGACATAGTACTGTTTCCGCTATAATGCCCTGTGAGAGCTCTTCTGTAATACAGTGCTCTACAAATGGTATAGAACCTATTAGATCATACATTACCTATAAGAAATCAAAAGCTCGCACGTTGCCAGTTATAGTACCTAATTACTCATCTTATAAGAACAAATATACATTAGCTTATGATATGAAAGATAACACCGGTTTAATTAAGGTAGTAGGTGCTTTACAAAAATGGGTTGATATGAGCATAAGCGCTAACATATATTATAACTATGCTCATTATGAAAATGGTGCTCTACCTGATGCTAAGGTAATTAAAGAACAGCTATTGGCTTATAAACTAGGATGGAGAACAGGGTATTATCTTAATACGGATGATGGTGATAAACAGAGCAGTGGAGAAGATATAGAAGATGAAAATGGTTGCGAGTCTGGGGCTTGCGCGTTATAAATAAAGTTATGGCTGATAAAGATGAAATAGTACCAGAGAACGTAAAAGGAAACTTCTATGTTGATCATCAGTGTATCGATTGCGATGCATGCAGAGATGTAGCTCCAGACTTTTTTACAAGAAGCGAAGATAACGGTTATAGTTATGTTTATAAACAACCAACAACAGATCATGATATTGAATTATGTACTGCAGCTCTTGAAGACTGCCCGGTAGAGGCTATTGGCGATGATGGATAATAAATTTATGGATACTGTATTAAATATAAAAAATGTGGATACTACGAAGCAGCCGATGTTTCTTGGAGAGGATTTAGCTCTTCAACGCTATGATAGATTTAAATACCCTAAATTTTTTGATCTATGGCGTAAAATGGAAGAATATCATTGGCTTCCGGAAGAAGTATCTTTAACTAAAGATCGTAATGATTATGAAAACTTAAATGATACTGAGAGATTTATTTTTAATAGTAATCTCAGGTGGCAAACTATGACTGATAGTATGCTATCTAGAAGTATTCATAATATTAAAAATTATGTATCTAATCCTGAACTTGAAATATGTATGACTACATGGGCAAGATTTGAAACAATTCATAGTTATTCCTATACATATACTCTTCAAAATATTACAAAGGATGCAACCGGATTTTTTGATTCTATTCTTGAAGATAAAGAAATAGTAAAAAGAGCAACAGAGATTAGTAGTGCATATAATACCTTACTAGGTGACGATAGTAGTAATATTAAACAAAAGATTTTTAATGCTATTCTCTCAACCCAAATTACTGAAGGATTAGCTTTTTATACTTCATTTGCATGCTCTTTCTTTTTTGGTTATAAAGGTAAGATGGAAGGTAACTCAAAAATTATTGGTCTAATTGCGAGAGATGAAAACTTACATGCTGCTATTACGCAAAATATTATGAGATATTGGCGACAGAATGAAGATGAAGGCTTTCAACAAATTTTAAAAGATAACGAACAAAAGATATATGATACCTATGGTTTAGCAGCAGAGAACGAAAAGCAATGGGCACAATACTTATTTTCACAAGGATCGCTACTTGGGTTAAATGCTGATATGTTAAGTGGATATGTTGAATGGCTTACTAATAATAGACTAAAATCTCTGGGATATGATAAAATTTTTGATACTACATCAAACCCTATAGGCGGTTGGCTCAATAGTTTTACAGATAGCTCAAAGGTACAAGTCGCGCCACAAGAAACTGAAATTAGCTCTTATAAAATTGGAGCAAGAGATACTGAAATATCTTCAGAAGAATTTGATGATTTTAATCTTTAGGATAAATAATAAATTATGGCAAACTATATAAATGCAATTAAGACAAAATTAACCGGTCAGAGAGATATTGAAATTTCTGATCTTGAAGTATACCTTACTAATAGGGTTGCTATTGGCGAACACCCACATATTGGGGAAGAGATAGAAAAAAAGATTGAAACAATTGATAGTATTCAATCTAAAATTGATACAATTGATAGATTTTTTCCACCAGAACAAGAGGCAGAAACTAATAGTTGATTAACCTAAGTTATATACTATAATTATAGACTATGAAAAAGAAATATATCATCATTGGGACAGCAATTGCAGCCATTGCATTTTTTGGAATGTGCAGTAAGTCTGAAGCCCAGGAAGTTAAACAAGAAAAGACATGGAGTATTAACTCAGAAGTTGGTTACTACGAATCAAGAATCTCCGGAGGAATGGTTGGTGCAGAAGATGCTGCATACGTAAAAGCCTCAACTAAAGTTGGTAATCTTTACGGTCTTTCACTAGTAGGGGGCATTGAATATGTTAATGATCCCGACAGATACGAGCTGCATAGTTCAGTTGGTACAGTATTGGATACTCCTATTGGTGATATCGATACCAGAATTGTTGCACATACTAAGGAAGATAGTGATACTACTTTTGAATTAGTAGGTGCATATAGTGTTAATCTACTAAGCTTTGTTGATACAGAACTAAGTTTAAGTGTTGAAAATGGAGCAGAAGCAGTTGATACTACAATTGATCCAATTTACTCACCAGCTATTTTAGTCTTTAAGACCTTTAATACAGGTACTTTTGATATTACATTTGGTGGTGAATATGGTCAATCTTTTGGCTTTGATGACGATTACGAATATCTACACGGCTTTGTAAAGCTTGAAACAGTTATTAATGATGTAGCTAAGCTTTATATTCAAGGTAATTGGGTAAATAGTGACGTCGTTTTTGCAGATGGTATCAGTTATGCTGACACAGAACTTGATTGGGATCAATCAGTTAATGTTGGTTTAGCATTTACGTTTTAACTTATATATAAACACAATTAGCCCTCTACTGAACGAATCGGTAGAGGGCTTTTTTATATTACTTACTCCAAGGCGCACCACGATACATACCGTGCTTAACTTTTGGTGCAGGTACTATTGTATCAGGGGTATAGGTTGATCCTCTATACGAAGCGGTTCTTGGTTTATCCACCGCTTTTTTATTAGAGTCCAATTCTATAGTCGCCCCTCTATATTGTATAATACGAGTTGCCATTATTATTGTTCCTTATTACGGTGCGTTCCTTCCCCTACCCCATCTTTCTCGCATAGAACTATGTACAAAAAATAGGGTACTTCCGCCCTTTCGGGTGAACGTGTTATACATTTATTTAATCAAATCTAGATATTTGATCAACTTTTAATAAATAATTTCGGTATGGAAACTATATTATTATTCCTCGCATGGGTTGCTGCAAGCTGCTTGGTTGCTTTAACTCTCCATTTAACTTCTGATACTACAAGGCATGCTCGTGCTTATCAGCATCACAGATTACTTACTCATAAATGGTATGAGTCAGAAAAAGCTGGTCATGATATTGGTATAAGGAATGCGAAAAAAAGTTTTCGAAAGATAGATAATTGATATTTAGTATCTATAATATAGGTATAAATATATATCTATGACTAGACTAACTACATATAGAGGAGATAACCCATTAAAAATCATTGAGGATAGCCTAAACGGCATGCTCAATTTAACACCGGTCTTCCATAACTTGGAAGAAGTATATAAAACAGGCGATATCGTAAGATTCGCTTCAACAAAAGATAGCCTGAATATTCAAATTGATATTCCGGGCTGTAAAAAAGATGACCTTGATCTTGACGTTGATTCTGATCAGCGTGAAGTATATATCAAGGGTAAACGTACCGTCAAAACTAATGACGGTGAAGAGACCCAGACTATGAATAGAAGTTTTTCTATTGGTAAAGAATACGATCTTAATAAAATTAAGTTTACGTATGAATATGGTGTACTCGAGGTGTCAGTACCTAGACGTAAGAAGGAAGAATATATTAAAAAATATACTGTCTAATTACTAAATAAAACTGGCAGGTGAGTACGAATTATAAACTGGGGATGGTTGGTGGGAATCTTTTTATGATTGAAAATATACTTGGCGTTATATATAACATCTGCTTTATTGGCTGCTTTTGGCCGCAAATAATAAAGTCTATAAAAACAAAATCCGTTGAAGATGTAAGCATAGGCTTATGTTTTATGTCTATAGTGGGGTATGCAGCCGCATTAGGGTATACTATAATGAAGTTTGGCTTTGATTATTGGCTATCGCTAAATTATATTTTTAGCGCTTTTTTTGTTATTGTAATGATAATAGTTTATTACAAATATAAAAAATAGTTTACATAGTTTCGGCAGGCCACAGGCGAAGTTTCATATACTGAATATCTTTCTTTATCTCAGCTATATCGACTTCCATTTCTTTCATCGAATCTGTTAGTATTACATCCCCGCTCGGCGTAATAAAATTACTAACCAAAGTTTCAATTTTTTCAACTAACGGTAATAGTTCTCTAATCTCAGTTTGATTAGATTGTGCCATAAAACGTAAAGCTTGGGTTTCGGTCTCCAAGCTTTCTATTTTCAATCGTATAATTTCTTGATCTTTAGCGTAAACCTCTTGTGATACATATTGTGTATTAAGCCAGAGAGCAGCTAATGCACCTAATGCAGCGAGCAAGAACGTACTAAAGTTCAAATTATCGAAGAAAGATTGAATTGATTTAAATGAAGCCATTTAATAGATATTTATTCTATATAGTTCCTAATCTTAAATAAAAAGCTATTTTCTTTCATTTTTACGACAAGTTGCTACTACTCTATCAGTTGTCATTTCGCCAGTTGCGCAGTTGCAAGAAAATGCTGCTCTAGATGCATTTCTAACATTTGTATTTGTATCACATAATGATAATGGTAAGTTAGCAAAAGCATGACTATGAGAATATATCTTAACTGAATCAGCAGTCGTGAATGCAGCTACTGCTGAATTCTCATGGGCGTCAGTACCAATTCTACAGCCAGAGACTAATTCGCCATATAATACGACAGGCTCAGTTAGTTGATACTCTCTTGGTGCAGTTACGTGCTGTACATGCAACTCACCTTCTACATGCATTCCCCCGCCGATAATAACATTCTTATTAACACCTAAACTACTATCAATTAATACTTGATGTTGGCGTTTATTTCTTAAAGCTAATATATCAGCTGAAATATTTACTGTATTAGCATCTATGTTAATTTCATTAGCAGATCCAATATTTACTTGTTCACCTGTAACGTTAGTAATACTGCCAGTTATATTAGTTGGCCCGTATGATTTAAGATTTAAACCACCTGCACCTACAACTACATTATATCTATTAGAAACATTTAAAGTCGACGTGCCACCAGGTAAGTCTTGAACATGAACATATTCTAGAAGAGGAGATCCTTCCTTGTTTAAATATGTTGCACTACCTCCAACTTTTACACCACTAGCTGTAGATTTACCAATGGGATCTAACCTATAGCTTCCAAAATTGTTCATCATCATACCAATAGTTTCAACTTTATTCTTAGTAATTTGAATCATCTCACTACCACCTATTCCAAGGTCTTGCTCTATCTTAGTAAGCTGGGGTAATTTACTTTCAATTAATTGCTGTAGAGTATCTTTTCTCGTATCAAAGACCCAATTACCTTCTTCAGTCGAAGGACTGGTACAAGCTTCAGCTGCTCCTGCTGTTGGATATTGACCGGTACAAATAGCATTATCAGTCCCTCCTAATGTACCCCCAGGCCCGGTATCCCCAGGCGAGACAACCGTACTAGAATAGCCTGCATCAAGACTATTAGGTGCAGTAATACTTTGCCCGTCTAATGCTTTATAAGCTAATGTACCATCAGTAACCGGATTACAACGAAATGTACCATCTTGTTCTTGTAAAACACTATTACGTTTTAAAATAGTAATGTTATTTGTATTTTTAACATTATTATTACCAGTGCGTTTAATTTCAAATAATTGTTTAAATTCTTGTATGGGCCCTACTATTTTAGTCCATTCTTTAAATTTAATATCATTTAATGAACCAACTTTTTTATACTTGTCTCTGTAAACTATCTCATCTAAATTTTTACCAGTAAATTCATTCTTAAAACCTTTTGTTGTATCATATGTATCGTTTAATACTAATGTATTTTTATTTGTAGCAGCTAGTTCAATAGTAGCTTCATTAGTCATTTCTTTAAACGAACCAGAATAATGAGATAGCTTTACCTTCTCATTTAAGTCAGTATTAATAAATTCTAATGAACCACCTTTCTGATTAATAACATATTTGTTTCTATATGTTGCAACATTATGATCAATCTCGGAAGTCTTTTTATTTTCATATGTACCTGGGTAATCTTCTTGAGCTTGTTTACCGTAAATGCCAGTCCAATCTGATTGACCAAAACTAGCTGCAAAATAAACTGGAAACTGTGGATTACCTTCTCTAAAAAATACCCATACATGTGAACCAACAGCTGGTATTGCAAACGCACCTCTTGCAGCATTTGAATATGTATTGGGTCTATAGTTATATGCTAACGGGTTAGGTCTATTAACATTATCTGCTGCACTGACAAATGCATCGGTTAAAAGACCACTTGTACTTGTATATAAACTACTGGGCGCGCTTCCTTCTGCTGATAAACTACTAGCACCATTACTAAAAGTTGTACTTAAGAAATTACTTTCTGATACTGATCCAGCATTATAATGATTGTTAAATCTACCTGTTGAACTTTCTCCAACTAGTGGAGCGGCACATTCAGCCCATGGCAGTCTAGTTTTTAAAGTATCTAAGATACTACTTAAATCACCATTAACATTATCGCCAAGAAGTTTAGAAATTTTCTTACTGGTATTACTATCTATCCAGCCACTATATACTGTAGGGGTTAAATGAGGTACAAAAATTTTAACTTTACCGGCATATTCTGGATCATTGTTCTGTACAACAATACCGACATAATTACCATAAAATGTATTCTTATCTTTCATTTATTATATTTAAATTAAAAATAGATTATTGCACGTACAAGAATCCGGCTCTATTTTAAAAAAGAGGGTCCCCTATAGGGTTACCAAATTCATCACGCCCAGTATTAAGCTTAGGTATTCCTTCAAATGCAGCTTCAAATTCTGCTTCTGACATCATCTCTGGTATGTCAGCTAATTGAGCAAATTGATCATTATCGTCAAAATCAGCTGTTAATTTATCAAAATTATCTACTACTTTGAGTTGGGATTCAGCTTGTTTAGCAAATGACTTACCGAAAGCTGCTTTTTGCTTTTCAAATGCAGCTGCACTATTAGCCATATCTTGAGATATTTTTTGTTGAAACTTAGCACCATCAAATTGATCAGTCTGTAATTGCATATCTCTTAACTGATTATTTGTAAGGCTTTTAACATTTTTTGAAATGTTATTGGTTAGACCTCCTTGTATAGCAGCTGTTTCTGCCATTTTCGTTTTTGCGCTATTTAAACAATCAATTTGTTCAGATATAAAATTTTCTAATCCCTGAATTTCATCTCCAATAGATTCTACTAAACCCTCAAATTGACCTATAACTCTATCTAACTCGCTAGTAATTTTTGAAAATGCTTGATCAGCTATATCATTTAAATTAGGTAGTCCTCCAGAAGCTATATTTTTAAAATTTTCTACAGCATTAGTAGCGAGCTCTTCTATTTCTTTAGCGGCAGCAGCAAATGTCTCTGCTATTTGTACCTCTCTAGCTATTTGAGATCCTATTTTTTCTAACTCAGTAGCTACGGCGTTTCCTAACTTTCCAGCTAATTCATCAATCTTAAAATTAATACATCCCATACAATTATTTACGTTGATAACTACGTTTTATATACTATAATAGTATTATGTTAGTATCTCATGAAAGTCCTATTAGTATCTTAGAAGAATCAAAAGATTATAATGATTATGATTATGCCTTAGTTCATCTGTTTGAAACTCATCCTGAATATTATGAATTTTTTAAAAATTCTTTACGTAATGGTAGAGAAGTATTATTAGATAATAGTATATTTGAATTAGGTGAAGCTTTTGATTCTGATAAATTTGCTAAATATGTAGAAGAATTAAAACCGTCTTATTATATTGTACCGGATGTCTTAGAGGACGGTTACCAAACTATGTTGAATTATAACGAGTTTGTTAAGAAGTATCCTGATCTACCTGGATTGCGTATTGGAGTTGTACAAGGTAAAACTTATGATGAGTTAGTAGATTGTTATAGATATATGTCTGAGCAATCTGATTATATTGCAATTAGTTTTGATTATAGTTATTATGTAGCGACCGGTAGAGGTAAGACAGAATTAGAAAGATGGTGTACCGGTCGTCAAAAATTTATTAGAGATCTTAAAAATGAAGGTATATGGGATTTTAATAAACCTCATCACTTACTGGGTTGTTCTTTAGCTAAAGAATTTAAAGCTTATACTAATGATTATTCTATAAGATCTGTAGATACATCTAATCCGGTAGTTGCTGGTATAAAGGAACTCCGATATACTGGTGATATGGGATTAAAAGATAAGCCTTCTGTTAAGTTAGCTGATCTTATTGATACTAAGGTTGATGATGATATGATGGAATGTATCGAATATAATACAGGTTGTTTTAGGAGTATAGTATATGGTAATTAGTTTTACAGGAGCGCAGAGTACGGGTAAGTCTACTTTACTAGAAGAGTGTAAAAAGGATGGTAGATTTAATGGATTTACTTTTCAACATGAAGTAACTCGTTGGGTAAAGAAAAAGTATAATCTAACTATTAATGAAGATGGTGACGAATTAACTCAATTAGCTATATTAGCTAAGCATTTAGATAACTATCTAATTTATAGAGATAAAGATGTAGTTATGGATAGATGTATATTAGATGGTTTAGTTTATACAACGTACTTATATGCTGGTCCTAATCAAGTGGTAAGTGAAGAATTATATAACTATACTGAATTTCTATTTAAAAAGTTAATTGATAAAATAGATATTATTTTTTATGCTGAGCCTGAAATACCTTTAGTAGATGATGGTGAAAGAAGTGTTAATACAGAATTTAGAGACGGTATAGTTAAATTATTTGAGGAAGCTATAGATCATTTTAAGATACCTGTTGTAAGATTAGCTGGTAGTAAGAAAGAACGTATGACAACAATATATAAAACTTTAGATAATTATGGCAAATAAAACGTTAGATAACAGTAGAATTAGTAAGCACCTAGGGCAAACTTCTCAATATAAGAGTGAGTATGATTCTAGTTTATTAGTAAGAGAACCTCGAAGTAATAATCGAGAATATTTGAATATATTTGATGATGATTTACCTTTCGTAGGTTCTGATACATGGAATGCATATGAATGTTCATTTCTTCTTGATAATGGAAGACCGGTAACAGGTGTAGTTAAATGTGTATATCCTTGTAGTAGTAGATATATAGTTGAAAGTAAGAGTATAAAACTATATTTTAATTCATATAATATGACAAAGATGGCTGCGGATAAAGATGTAGCTATTAGTTCATTTGAAAAGACGGTAAGCAGGGACTTAAGTGAGTTGCTTGAAACTGATGTAATGGTAGCATTTCAAGACGGTGCACGTGTTAATAAGAAATTTGATAGCCCTACTAATGAATGGGATATTGAAGACTATATTAATGTAGATTTACTTGATGACCATGAAGACTTTATATATACTCAATATACTGAAGACCCTAGCTTATTAGAAGGTATTACTCGAAAAAGAGAATTAGAGCAAAAGTTTTATTCTGGTCTGTTAAAGAGTAACTGTCGTGTTACTTCTCAGCCTGATTGGGGCGATGTATTTATCTATATTAAATCTAAAAATGCTATCGATGCGCATAGTATTAAAAATTATGTTGTATCATATAGAGATGAATGTCATTTTCATGAAGAGATATGTGAATGCTTCTATAAGAGATTAAAAGATGCATTTGATCCTTCTGAGCTATTAGTAATGTGCTTATATGCACGTAGAGGTGGTATTGATATTAATCCTGTTAGAGCTTCAAGTCAAAAACTTATTGAAAAGTATGCTGGTAATTTAATTGATCCGTATGCAGTTCATATTAAAACTAGTAAACAATAATATGGAAACCTTTCTGCTCTGGGGCATAGCATTATGTATGATATATTATGCATGGATGTCTGTTAATAATTTCTAATACTTGCGAAGTAGCTCAGCGGTAGAGCAGGTGACTGTTAATCACTTGGTCGCTGGTTCGAGCCCAGCCTTCGCAGCCATAAACACAAAAAAAAGCCGTTACAACTATTTGTCGTAACGGCTTTAGGTTTAATTCTGTAAGGCTTAGAAGTAAACACTCTGCGTAGCAGGAGTGAATGCTTGACCGAGTCCTGTACAAAGAATCGTGTGATAGTAGAGGTTAGCACCAAAGATATTATCAACAACGCCGTAACGAGTAAGCAAGCCTACTCTTGGAGCGAAGTCGTTAGGACCAATAGTACGTTGAACCATAACCGGGATGTAAGGACAGTAGATGATACCTGTGTCGTAGAATTCTGGTCCCTTGTAGCCCAATAGAGCATACTCAGGTCTTGCAGATTCTGCAGCATCGATATTATTACCTTCTGTTCTTGTGTCTCTGTAAACGTTGAAACGTCCACCAAGATTTCCGATCTTAGCTACACCAACTGGCTGTGTATTAACATTACCTTGTACTGGTACCCACTGGAATTCAGGGAGCATTTCCAAGATAGCGCAAACACGAGGAGTTGCAACGATGAAGTTAGCTGCACCACGGCGATTTCTCACTGCGATACGATTAGCTTCAACGATTAGTCTT